CGTGCGATCAGGACCGCACGCGACTGCGATACCTGCCCCGTCCGCATGATGTCGGCGACGATGTCTTCGCCCCGCGTGCCTTCGGTTATGCCCCTGATGGCGATGTCGTGGACGCGCTGGGCTGCCTGAAGCGGCAACGATTTGATCAGCGTCACCTGCTCATCCTGGAGCCTCCGCAGGATAGAGCCTGTCGGCGCCCGCTCAATCTCCTCTCGGATCGCCATGCTCATCATCCGCGAGTGCTGCGCCCATTGTCTGCGCCCGCGCTGGTCCACGTCGCGGAGCATGCGTTCTGCGGTTGTCTCCGCCCATGGCGTGATCATGGCTGCGTAGGCGATCAGCATCTGTTCGATGGCGCTGGTGTCTGTTGGGTTTTCCTCGCTGAGGCCGCCAGAGACGATGAACTCGATGTTGCGACAGAGCTTGCGGAGCTGCCCCGCGTAATGCGTCTCCGCCCGGCGAGACTGCGCCCATGCTGTGCGTGCAGCCCGGAAATCTGGGTTGCGATCCTGCGCCAGTCCTGGCCGGTGGCCGAAGAGGCGGCGGATCTGCTCAATCTGAGCATCACCGCGCAACATCGGGCTTCCCAAGATCGGCCAGCATCTCTTTCAGTTTCGCAACCGTGGTGCGCGCGCTGGGACTCTTCCCGAGACCCTTGAGTTGCGAGAGCAGATCCGCCTTCTTGGGCTTTGCGACCTTTGCCGCCTTTGGTTCGGCCGCTTTGGGCGCTGCCTTAGCCTTGGGGGCTTTCTTTGCCGGGACTTCGCTCTTTGGCTTCTGAGCAGCCTTCGCCCGAGTTTTCTTTGCTGGAGCCGCTACTTCTGGCTTTCCGCCGCTTGCGCCAGCCTCGCCGCCTGCTCCTGAAGCTCCTTGTCGTCCATTTCCTTCCCCACTTTGCTCATGACTTGGCTCATGAGAAGTCGGGCTGCTGAACAGGTCTGCCTCGCCTGCGGACTCTTGCCCTTTGGCTTTCCTGTTGGCGTGGGCGAGGACTTCTGAGGGCTTGGTTTCATCGGGGAAGAACCCTCCGGGTTGGTGCTTCGCGGCTTCATCAGCATAAGCGCCTAGAATTGCTGTGATTTTCTGTTGTGATACTGCGCGCGTCAATCCCTCGTTGTAGAACGACCGCACCAGCGCCTCAACCATCGGATCGGGCTGATCGAATGCGTCGATCTGGTCGAAGTGGTTCGCTGGCGAGACGCCGCGCTTGCGCAAACTCGATATGAGCTTCGCAGCATCAGAGATCTGCGGCGTCACGTCCATGCCAGGCAGAACATTCCCAGAGGCCACGCCCGCCTTGAGTTGGGCGAACTTCCCGGCAGTGTCCCGCATGGCGTTCGTGATCGCCTTCACGTTGTCGTCCGTGCTTTCCAGCATCAGCGACAGGGCGTCAACGTCGTCGTAAGCGCTGGCCAGGACCGCCGCGCTCATCCGATCAACGCCCTCTTTCGTGAGTTGGCCGTCTTTCGAGAACTGCGCGCGCTCGTTCGCCGTCATCGCCTTGTGCGTGAAAGCGTGCAGAAACTGCCGGTTCGCGGGCGATGTGAATTCGCCACCTTGGTACAGCGCTGCCGTCTCTGCGCCCAGCGCTGTTGCATCGCGCTTGGCCCGCTCCGTGGCGGACATGCCTTCGATGCGCGAACGGTTTGACTTGTCTGCAAACTCAACGAGTTGCTTGTGCGTCATGTCCTTCGGCAACCGCATGACCAGCACGGGCTGCTTCATGCCTTTTGCATCCGGCCCGAGCGCGGCCTTGTAAGCCTCCGCCCGTTCCGCAAACTTCGGATCGTTGTAGGCTTCGCGAATGGACATAGTCCGTCCGTTGCCCGAAACCACAGTCCCTTCAGCGGTTATGATCGGCGCGCCTGCGTCGGAAACCCGCCCAGGCTGCAACTGCTCAGGATCAAGGCTTGCTGCGCGTTGGCGCGCGGTCACCTTGCTTTCGGCTGTATCGCGGTTGCGCGGCTGGAGGTCGCCCTCAGCGTGCATCAGGTCCGCAAGCTCCACGAGTTCCGGCTGCGCCGTGACTTCCATGCTCCCGTCTGGAGTGGTGATCTTGCGCGGTTCGCCGACGATGCGAGGCCCTGCGGCTTTCTTGGCTTTGGGCGACTTCTTGCCCTTGCCCGTCTTGGCCTCTATGCCAAAATGCTGCGCGATCGCCGCCGCCAGTTCTGGATGCGATTGAGCAAGCGCCTCGTGGACTTGGCTGATCAGCGCTGGATCAACCTCCCGAGCCTTGGTTTTGTCTTTTTTTTTACCCTTTGCAGCGCCCGCCCCAGCAACTTTGCTGAATTGGCCTGGATTCTCCGCGTTGCCGCCGCGCAGATAATCTTCCGCTATGGCGCAGTCGTTCGCCTGAGGCTTCGAGCCAAACAGCTTCTGAATCGCGCTCCCTGCCTCGTCTGATCCCTCATTGCCGAACAAGCGCCGGATAGTGTCTTGGAGAGCCTCCGCCTGATCCGTGGCGTCTGGGGCGTTCCCAAAGAGCTTCCGGATAAGCTCCACCTGGGACTCGTCCAGCCCGTTGCCGAATAGCTTGCGGATCAAATCCACTTGCGGGTCTGCGCCGTCCGCGTCCTTCGCCTCTTCCTTGATGCCCGCAGGATCGGGAGGTTCCTGGCCGCCCGGCATGAGGCCCCCGGCTTCTTCCTGCTTCAAGTCCGGCAGATCGTCGATGTCCAGCCCAGCGTAAGGCGTCTCAGGATCGTGCGCCACACGCGCCCGCTCTTCCTTCTGGCTGACGGCGCCGACTTCGATCAGGGTCTTGCCGGTTGTCGCTTCGGTCGCGCGGAGTTGGGCCTTTTCTGCCTCGGTCAGTTCGTAGATCGGGAGAAATTCAAAGGTAATATCCGGATCGATATGCCCGTCTATAGAAAGTTGAACGAAGCCTAGTATAGTGGTAATATCATCGCGGAACAAGTTCTCTTGCTGAGAGTGCACAAGATCACCCCAGCAACGAAGCTCACCATCACTTGATGCATTGAGACCACTCGGTGAGATTCCTGTGAATTTCACGAGAGGAGTGCGCCCAACGCAAGCAATTCTCTCTAGCGCTTGAGCTTGAAGATGGTCGAGCCCCCCCAACGGAGCGGAGACGTTACTGAAATCCTCCATCTCCTTGTCAATAGCCATGACGCCGCGATTGCTGCGCGTAGCGTTGAACATGTCGAGGCGCTTGAAAAAGTCATCCCCGCCAGCGCCAGACAACACGGCAGCCATGTTGGTCTTCAGCAGGAACACAGTAAACGACTGGATGATATCGCTTACAGACTGGCGAGTCTCCAACCAGTTGTCCACATACGGTTTCATCATCTGCGACATCGAGAGGCCGCCGAATGAATACGCAGGCTTAAGCAAATCAGGTACTTCGCGCCCTACCAGTGTTAGCAGGCGAGAGGAGTGGACTTGCTTGCCCATCGCAAACCATATGCTAGGGCTGTACCAGTCCGCGCGCAGCGGGTCCGTCGAGTTGTATTGCTGAGGATATGTCCACACGGGCTCGATGGCTCGGACGCCTCGCAATGGATGGTCTGGCGACACCTTCGCCTTGCTGGTGGCGTTGCGCCCGTCGCCAAGGTTGGTGCCCAGTTCCTGCGGATCGTCGCCGTCTCCGGTGTCCAAGTAGAGGTGACCGCGCCCAAAATAGCCATCGTGGCCCGCAGCCTCGCAGAAAGCAGAGCGAACGCCCATGCTCTCAAATCTGTCCTGGATCTTCGCGATCCGCTCGGCCTTGTCCTCGCCATCGCCCTTAGCGCGAAACTTTATCCATTTTCGAGTCATCTCCGTGGCGAGATTTTCCACGATGATGCGGTACTCGGGCCGCTGGGCGAGCAACGCAAGCTCGGGATACCCCAGAAACGTCTGCCCCTCGGCATACGCCCCCGTGTACGTGCTCTGAGCCCAGCCAAGCGCGCCATAGCCCGCATCGTCCATCGCCATCGTGGCGCCTTCGGGGAGCACGCCTTTTGCCGGGGCATACACCTCGAACGGGTTGCGCTGAGGAGCCTGCGCCGGGGCGTGGCGCGCCAACTCGGCCGCCTGGTAGCTGACTTTCAGCGGCTTGCGCTCAGCCTGAGCGTCGAGCGGTAGGGGCAACTGCATGTCGCGCTGACGCCACGCGCCCAGCGCCCGCTTACGCTCGCGGCGGATAGGCGCTACCTGACCCTGCATTACCGGCGAGCCCCAGTAGCCATGCGCAAGGCCGTATCGGAAATCATAAGCGGTCCCCGCGCAGCCGAAATTTCGTTAAATCCACGGCTCAACGCGTCAACCTGATCATCATGTTTCGCAAAGGGGAAATTTCTCATCTCACTGACCAAGGGACCATTCCACTCCGCGCGAACCATGCTCACGTTTCCGACGTTGACTTGAGAGGCGAACGGCTCCGCCCGCGTGACTTTGTCTCCCGTTTCCGGAGACGACACGACGGTGAAGCCCATCAAGGCCCTTGAAAGATATGCTATTTGCGCTTTTCCGGATTGTCCGGGGTCTTGTGGAAGGGAAACTTTCACCTTCTTGCCGTCCCGTTGGGCCGCCGCAACAATCGCGGCTTCGACCTCATCCGGGCGCCCTTGCAGGCGGACAATGTCCCCAATCACGATGGATGAGTTTTTGCAGCGCCCAACCAGCGCGCCCACCGTCCAGTCGCCGTCGTCCTGTGTCGCCGCCAAATCCCAAGCCCGCGTCCAAAGCGTCACGTCCGTGGCGGCGTCTACCGGGATGATCTTGTCAGGCTTGAAGATACCGCCTTCAAGAGGCGTTGGTCTTTGTTGGTATTGTCCGGAGAATGAGTAAGGAGCAGCTTGCTCCATCCTCTTAAGCTCTTCAACAGAGTGCTTTTCCGGCCAGAGAGCGGTCCCGTCAGGCTGGAGCGCAGGAAGGCAAATGTGCTCCCACTTCTCGCCGTTGCCTCCATCCACCAGCCAGCCCGCAAGATCTTCCTCATGGAGGCGTTGCATGATGACGATGATGGGCGTGTTCGGAGAATTCGTACGAGACTGAAGAGTTGCCGAGTACCATTCAAGTGACGCCTTGCGCATAACGTCCGATCTGGCGTCGTCAGGCTTCAAAATGTCGTCAATGATTATGGCGCCGCCAAAACCAGAGCGGTTTTTACCTGCGCCATAGCCAGTAAGAGCACCTCCGGCGCCGGAAGAATACACGCATCCGCCCGCCGTGGTGCGCCACTCATCCTTTGCCGTGCTGTCAGAGCGGAGCTGTACCTCAGGGAACACCGATCGGTATCCCTCGTTCAGACACAGCTCCCGCGCCTGCCATGAGTTGGTCGCAGCGAGCCGCGCAGAATAGCTCACCGTGATGAATTCGCTGTCCGGAACCTTTCCAAGACACCACGTTATGAACGAATGCGCCGCAAGCGTCGTCTTCCCGTATCGAGGCGGAATGTTGATGACGAGACGTTTGCACTCACCGTTGAAAACGCGAGTGAGGGCGTCGCATATGATTTTGTGGTGCGGAGCGCGGGTCCATTTGTAACCGCGCATCCTGAAAAACATCAACCTGGAATAGAAATAAAGGTCGGCCCGCGCCAGTTGGGCTTCTACAAACTCGCGGTCGCCTTGCACTTTTCTGCCTATTTTCCCTTATCCGTGCTAATGAAGCGGGATTGTAGCACTCATAAAGGACGGTTGATGTGATCGAAAGCGAGTTCTCTGCGTTCGTGGAGTACGCTCGGAAGAGCCTGCATATGTCCCAGGCCGAGCTTGCGCGCCAACTTGGCTGCGGAAGAAATCAAATCACGGAGTGGAAGAGAAACGGATGCCCAAAATATATCGCGTTGGCCTGCTCTGCCATAGTGTGCAAGCTGCCACCGCTGTACATGCCCTAGATGTCGTCAATGACCTTCTTGGCGAGAATCTCGAAATCTTTCTTCGACATGATGGTGACTTGATTCTGTACTGGTCCGCCGCCTTTGCCTGAAATCTCGCCCTTGTCAATAAGAAGCCCATGGAGCTTAGCTTTTCCCAAGGTGGCGCTGACCATAGCCGCTGCCGTTCCTTGCTCTTTTGCCAAGTTTCTGGCCTCTTCAAGCTCCAAAGTCAGGGTGTCAACTGTGATTTCATGGCGCTTTGCAGCATCGGCGCGAAGCTGATCGACTCTTGCCGTGATCTTGCCGTTTTGGAGAAGATCGAATGCCTTGCGATTTATCGTTTCCGGCTTCATGCCAGAGCTATCATAAGCCTGCCGGTACGCCTCGCTGGCGTTACCTGTCTCCACGTACAGCGCTGAAAATCTTTCCTGCTTCGGCGTCAACGTGTCGGCTCTGGCCTCACCCTTCTGGCGGGGCTTCCCGCTTTTGGGGGCGGTCATGGGTCTAATATCCTATTTCCCAGAATTTCGATGGCGTTGGTAAACCACCCCACGGCTAAAGCCGGGGGCTTTGTCCCTGTACTAGGCGGCGGATTTTAGACCGCAATGCCGTTCCGAGACTTGAGGCCAGTTTACTTTGGCCTTGGCGCTGATATTCCGCGCCGCGTTAATGTCAGCATGGGCTTTATGCCCACAATGCCGACTGGCCGCAGCCTTCGTGGCTGGCGTCTCAGCTTTGGGAGCCGCCTTCGGAACTG